TCCCGCCCCCCAACGTCCGCTGCTCCCGCGGGCGTCGCTGCCAAGACGGCGACTACTGGTAGTCCCTAGCTCTTCGCCCTGCGCCGCTTGAAGGCGAGATAGTCGGCAGCCTCAAACGGCTCCGCAAAGCACGCCACGTGGCCCGTCCCCCGAGCGCTTGGGTCTACGACCGCCACGATGCTATGCCCGTGGCCCTGTGCGCCGAAGCCAAGGCGCTCCGCATACGAGTCGATGGTCTTGTAGCCCCGCGCCCGTGCGAGCCAGTACAGGGTGCCGCGGTGGCTATGCTCGCCCCCGAATAGCGCCCAGTTGTGTTTGTGGCCCGCCACGTAGAGGTGGGCGTAGTCGCCCCACAGCGCCTCTTTCTGCGGCCCGTGGAGGGGGTTCCATTGGCTGTGCCCGGGGAAGTCGTGCGCCACGTGCAGCCGGAACTCGCCGCCGCCCGGGGACTCCAGCGTCACCTTCGCGCCCCAGTCCTCCATCGTCACGTGGTGGGGCTTAAACCGCTCCAGCGCGTCGACGCCGACTGGGCCGTTCCACAGATCGTGATTGCCGGTCACCCAGAGAAACCACGGCACGCCCGCGTCGTTCAGGAACCACTTCACCAGCTTCTTGGCGGTGCTTTCGGACGTATCGGTCTGCGACCACAGGTGAGCGAGGCGTCCACACCAATTGTTCGTCGTGTCGCCGACATTGACGCAGAACATCGCCTCCGTCTTTCGAGCGAGTTCGACGTGTGATCGAAGCGTCACCCAGTCGCAGCCGTTGTCGTCGATGTGCGGGTCGCCCCAAAACATGATCGCGTATGGACCGGCGACGGGAACCTTGAAGCGCCGCCACTTCTTCGCGGTCGCGTGTTCGACTCGGCGCATGTAGCGGCGGCACATCGTGTCGATTAGCTCCTCGACCGGGATGTCGTCGTCTGGTAGCGCGGTCGCTGCCGGTACGCGGGGGCCAGCGGGCTTACTCTCGCCGCGGTTTGACCAAAAGTCGCCGCCGCTGTCTCGTCCCCATAGGCCGAGAAGCCTCGCCTTATAAGCGCGAGTCTTGAACTTCTCGACGGTCACGTTCAGCCGCTTCGGGGCATCCTCTGACGCACGGGAAACGTTCCCGTCGTGTTCCGCGAGAAGGTCAATAATTGGGATGTAGACGTGTTCTGCTAGTTTTGGTGTCGGCATACCGTGGGGGGGAGCCTCACGTTCGTGTGAGGGTTACGGCACGCGGTCTTGCTTGTTGTCGAGTTTGTCCTCGATGGACTTGAGGCGTTCCAGAATCTGGTTGAACTGCTTGTCCGTATGCTCGTTCTGGACCTCAAGACGGGTAATCCGGGTATTAAGCTGAACCCACACGGCGATCCCGCCGCCAAGCAATCCCAATGTGGTCAGTAGTGGTTGCAAATCCATCGTCATAGTCCCCGTAATCCCCGCGCAAGACGGCGCGTGCAAACTGTGTATCTGAAGGTGATTGAGCTTGCAACGCCATACGGCGTGGTGTCACGGCCTTAATATTCAGCCGTGTCGTTGATTTGGGCGAGCATCCCGCCGATAGAGTCGACGAACTGCTCGTTATGCGACAGCTTGTGCGAAATGACGTCCAGCATGGCGTGCGTGACTTCATGCCAAAACGTATGCCGCAGCATCGACCGCGGCTGACGTCGCAATGATATCTGGTTTCGATCCGGCTCCCATATACCCATCGCGTCGTCGTGCTTCCAATCTGCCTTGCTGACTACCTTTACGGTAATACGGTGGCCCATCAGGTGGAAGGCTTGCGGGATGCGGCGCATCGCTAGGACAACAGCATGGCGCGTTCGTCGTTGCGCCTCTTGACGAGTCCCGGCAGCACCTTACCCGCCGCCTTGGTCCACATCAGCAGCGCGTCGGCAGCTCCTTCGACGTCTCCGCGGTTGTAGCGCATACGCACGGACGACCGCTGGAGGTTGCCTAGTCCAACGTTGAAGGAGAACGAGGTCAGAGCGTCAAAGTGGCTTTGAACACCAACAGCAGCAGGGCAAAGTCGGGCCACGCCGCGCTCAAACTTGCCAAGGTCTTGAGCAAGGAGAGCGTCCACCTCGTCCATGGTGAGCATTCGATTCCAGCCGTCGGGTATCGGTAAGCTGCGACGCTCCTCATAGGGCACCTTGATGTGAGATTGGTCGATGACGTGGCCTACGCCCACAGTCCAAAGCAGCGCCGGACAGCGATACGGCTTTACCCGTACGCCCTCGTGATGCTTGATGACCTTGATCGCCTCCGGGCTGGTCCTCATCGACTAGCCCTTCTTGCTGAACGCCTGCGTCCCGAACCAGAACGCGATGATGGATGACAGAATCAGCATCTCGTCGTCGCTAAAGACGTTATCCATCGCGACCGCGAACGGCGCACCCTGATGCCACGCATACCAGAGTCCGGTCACGTTCAGCAGCACAAGCTCTAGCACGAAGATATAGGTTACGACCGGTCGGACGCTGGCGCGAAGGTTGATGACCCATTGCGACGCGCCTTCGCCGATCTTCATGTCATGGGCATAGAGAGCCTGACGCTCTTCACCTGCCGTTTGAACCTGAATCTGGTCTAGCTTGATCTCTTCGACACGGGCTTGAGCAATGTGACCGCGCTCAATCAGCGCAAGTTCACGCTCCTTCTGAGCCGCGACGAGAGCAAGTTCATGCTTCTTGTCCTGCCGGTCCTGAAAGACCTGAAGAATCTTTGGGAGACCGCCCGCCAAAAACGAAAGGAAGGTGCTTACAAGGGTCATCATGGGCGTCTACTCCTTTCGGCTTTTGTTGATGAGATCGAACAGGGACTTCACCTTTTCTTCAAGGACGGCAACCCTCAAGTCGAGCTTGGACAGCACGATGATGAGCGTTATCAGCGCAAGAATGATGGGCCAAGCACGAGTGAAGACCTCAAAAACGTCCATCACTTGCTTGCTCGCACTACGTCGTCACCCTTGGTCACGGTGACATGGTTGCCCTCAACGTCCACTCGCATCGGCTGCTCCTTGCGGTCGAGCCGGTCGAGCTTGGAGATGAGTTCTTTGATCACGCCGAACTCGGGCTTCTCTTCCTTCTCGGACGCCCCGGCGATGTTGTTCAGCATAGAGATCAGCGCCGTCAGAGACGCGCCGAGCAGCCCCATGACCGCGGCGATCTTCTCGGAGTCCAGCGCAAGGCTGGATAGGACGCCTAGCACCACAATGATGGTGATGTACTTGAGGCCGTCCTTACCGATTGCCTTACCGGCAACCTCTTTCGCAGACGACTGCGCCTCCAGCCTGTTTAGCTCGGCCTGAACCTTCGCCTTGAAGAGTTCAATGTCAGTCGTCTCGTCCATAGGGCGTTCCTCGTGCGTATTGGTCCTTCCGCAGAATGACATCCCAATGATAAAGCCGTCTGCGTCCGGCACAAGCCATTTCGCAGCAAAAAACCCCGCGAGACCGTCTCCGATCCCGCGAGGCTTTTATGCGTTGGAGTGTCGGTGTCAGCAGCGTGACACCGAAGGTGGTCAGTTCGCCTTGGAGGCGTCGATCACCGGCGCGGGGCCGCTAGCCTGCTGCCGCTGCGCCATCTGCATCTCCAGCTGCTGGCGCACCCGCATATAGGTGTCGAGCGCCACCTTGCCGGGGAGTTCCAGCAAGCCGCCAAGGATGATGTTGGCGTCGTTGGGGTTGACTTCGATCTTGAGCATTTCGTCCATAGTGCTTTCCTTTGAGTGGAGTGGGGAAGGGTTAAAACGGCGTCCCGTTGATCGCTTCGGCATACAAACTGAAGCTTCTGGACGCTAGTACTGAGCCTGCTGAATTACAAATCTCAAGCGTGCCACTCGCTCCTGCGGACCCAGACGCCGGATTGCCGTTTGCCGTGGCAAGCACCATCCATTGTCTGGTTGTTGAGAGGGAATGGAGCGCGTTGTTGGATGGCGCGGAATGCCACGCACCGCTAAATCCCGTCACACGAGCGTAGTAGTCGCCCACTGCGCCGCCGCCGGTCTTCCACGTGAATGAGGTGAAGTTTGTCGTCAGCACAGCTGAGTTGCCATAGCGGTACTGCGCGGTTCCGTTGCTATTCAGCACAATGTCGACGGACGACTCCGAGT